GTCTACGACGGTAAGGTCAACATGGAGGCGGTTGATACGTCCAACAAGCAGATCGCCCTGACGCTTGAGAACCTTGAGGCGGTCTTCCCCAAGCGCATGGAGGCTCGCTTCGTGGTTACTCCGAGTATCTACGTGTCCGGTCAGGGTTTCGGCGTGACGTGGCGAATCTCGTACGCTCAGGTGTGCCCTGGTCAGCGCGTGACGGCAGCGCAGGTGTTTGAGGCTGAGGAGGAGGCTCCTGAGGAGGAGGATGCACCTGCACCGTCTCAGGCTCAGGCTCCGTCGTCCGAGGCGTTCCCTGATCAGACGGAGGAGGAGCAGCCAGTGGAGTCGGCGCCTGCACCTGCACCGGCAGTGGCTGTTGCACCGAAGAACCGGCGTCGTGTCGCGGCGGCGATGTGAAGCCCAAGAGTGAAAAGATACGAGTACGAGTAGGCGAGCGTGAGACGACCAAGTCATCGTCCACAAAAATAATTTTTGATTTGTGTGGGAAGTCCAGCGGAACCGTGTAGGCCCCCGCGTGAGGAATAGGATTCAGTGACTTCTTGTGGCAGTGATCACAGACATAGACCTTCGGCGGGTTGGCCACCATCTCAGGCGTTACAACCCGAACCGGTCCATGCAGGCAGTGTTCCAGAACCTGCTTTGGTGTGGTCCATCCGGCAGCAAGAAACCGCTGTGTCGCATTCTCAGCCAGAACCTCCCATAGACTCCCCTCCTGTTCCCAGCGCTCTTCCTGAAGGAGCGTGGCAAAGGGATCGTCAAAGAACCACAGGATCCGAAAGTCCGAATGGTTTTGCTTTGAGTGTTCAACAAGTCCCACACGATTGAAGTCCTCATCATATAACCAGTATACATTTGCATGAGTGTACTGTGTATCGCGAGTACCGCGATAGACATCACGCCCGTCCATGTTCCAGAGGTCGGACACGACATCAAGGTCCTGTTCAACCACATCTCGAGAGAGATTGCGATATATCTTGCTAGGGTCGAGAATCGACTGCATTAATCAAAGGAGACAACAACCTTTACGTCATGATGACGCACAGCCTTCGTTGCGGAGCGAGAGAGTTCGTGGCGCTTCCGACGCTCACCCGCCTCCTTGGGCTGAATCACGGCCGAGCAGGATTCCATGTCGGCATGAATGTCATCGTAGTTCTGCTCCAGGTAGTTCAAAACCTCGTCCTGAATGGCCCACTCGAAGAAGTTCAGCTGGCCAACGGTCGTGTCCAGTCCCATAAACTGAATACGCTTCCAACGGCAGAAGGGATCGAACATCTTCTTGCTGTACGCCTTGAGATGGGACTTGTAGGCAAGATAGACGATCACATGGCGATTGTTCGTGGTCAGGTAGGAGACATTGTGCTTCTTCGCATAGTTGGTGACCAGCCAATCCAGGAGACGCAGACTGATCTTGGACTCGCCTGTGAGAATGGTGCGAATGCGCTCAAGGTTGGAGTTGTCGTTGTAAAAGGCACCCAGACGGTGAAGGACCCAATGATCACGATTTTGGATTGCGGTAATGGTGTCGGCCATTTGTATTACGCAGGTATTCTTGCTTAAAGCTAGTTTATGCGATAACTATAAATGGACGTCGTGAATATCCTTCAGTCCATTGAGGCCCTCAACAAGGACGAGTTCAAGCTATCTGAGGCATCCAAGAAGCTCTTTGATGAGGAACTCGCCAAGTCGTCCTTTGCCAATGAGGTCTGCGAGATCCAGCCTCTCGAGACTCCCTATTCTACGGTTCCTGCTGAGCTGATCAAGATCGATGAGCACCGCGAGGTTCTCTCCAAGATCTGCGAGGATCTTTTTGGTATTGCCCTTCGTCCGGCCACGGAGAAGGAGCTGGAGGAGGCCCTGGTCGCCCATGCGAGACTACAAAATGAACTTTCGCAGAGCATGACGGTAGATGATAATGGAGGAGGAGTACCCTCTTGCGGAACCACTGGCGAGGTGGCTTCTGGAGAATCGACCGTACACTCATCTGAACACTCGGATCCGGCAGTTTCTGTGCCTGTGCAGACAGTCGAGCACGCTGTCGTACCAATGCTTGAAGACTGAGGCTATGCGAACGGTTGAGCATCTGATGAAGGGACCCTTTGGTCGAGTGTGGCTTCGCGATCGGTACTTTGAGCGGACCATTCGGCTCTACGGCAACCAGGATCAGCGCACGGATGCCTGGCACAATAAGCGAGGTACCATGATCACGGCCTCGGAGGTCACGAAGGTCTGGCAATCTCCTGCGAGTCGTCTGGAGTTGCTGGAGAAGAAGCTGGAGCCCCCTGTTCGGGTGTCAGGTGCTAATGCGGTGGGTCCTATGATCTGGGGAACTCGGTTTGAGCCCGTGGCCAAGAAGATCTTCGAGGAGACGACAGAGTGTGAGGTGATTGATGTGGGATGCTGTACGCATCCGATCTACGACTTCCTGGGTGCCTCTCCCGACGGTCTGATTGTTCCACGGGGACAGCAAGAGCCGATGAGGTATGGTCGTCTGGTCGAGTTCAAGTGTCCGTTCTCTCGGGTTGAGAAGGCAGAGATTCCCGAGGGATACCTCAACCAGATGCAGATGCAGATGGAATGTACGGGAATTGATGAGTGCGAGTATGTTGAGTTCCGATTCAAGCAGGTCTTCTTTGCTGAATGGGAACCCTCGATTCTGCGGAAGGGATGCTTTGCTGTGTCTGAGGAGGGCAAGGTCAACTACAAGCCGGATGACCAGACTGTAGATGATTGGCGTAATACTCTAGAAGAGACCGATCAGATCATCTTCTGGGTTCTGTCAGGGATCAAGAAGGACTTTGTTCCGAAGGATCCCAACTGGTTGCCCAGTCATATCGCGGATTTGCAGGGATTCTGGAACGATGTTGTTCGCCATCGGGCAGAAGGAACCAAACCCGAGGCACCGCCATCCAAGACAGTGACCATGGATCTGTAATCAAACACCGTAAAAGACAACCATTTTTTCTATGTCACTAAATCCGACTCGTTGGCGTCCGATTCTGTTCTTGTAAATATACCACTCAGAAACAGGCTGAAGAGGCTTCCAATACTGATCACAGCAATAGTTGCCAGGTTCCTGTGGATGTTCAATAAACTTATTGACACCCTCTTCCCACCGATTGATCAGGGTTTCGTAAAACCTAGAGTGAACTATATAACCGCTCGTGGTCTGGACATTCAAGGCGCGGTCGAAGGTCTCGTCATGGTTTTCAGATCCGTATGAATTGTAAGACATCATGATAACATCATAAGATGTAGGAACACGTTTGATCAGCTGTTCCCACTCTTCCTTGGAAACTAAAAACTCAAAGTCGTCCTCGAAAATCATGACAGAATCGTAGTTTCGTTCGCGAGCAAGCTTGAGTACTGCGATGTGTGAGAGCGAACATCCAATATGTCCCTGACTCGGATAGTCGATCGCTGGAAATCTCTCGAATGTGATACCCTTATCAGAGAGTTCTCTTTCAATGTCTTCCCGACGATCTGTCCGGCGTTCCAGGTTGATGTAGAATGCGTGCATTGTAGGTATGAACCGACACGATGTTCTTTATTTTAACGAAAACCAAGGACACCAGCACTTGAACTTTTTGCGTGGCGGGGCAAACTTCCGATTCCACTCATCGATCGAGTAGTTGTTCGCCATACTGATATTACAGCGACCGCAGATCGGTATTAGATTATCAACGTGAGTTCCTCCACCCCGGCTCTCAGGGATGTTGTGACCACATTGATAATCGAATACGTTGATGATGTTCTTACACCATTTAACCTTACACTTGATCTCAAACACACGGCCGGCCTGAGACAACCATACCTGTTCTCGTAAGGCCTTGGGGATTTTACTTTTTATATAGCTCATTGAGATTTAAGACATATAGCTCCTAAACTGGTTGACCTGGAATATCGTCTCCTTACCAGGGATCGGACCCGTATCGTAAGGAGCGGGCTCGACGTGGTTCGTCATCTGGCGATAGGACGAGTTCTCGTTGGCCACGGTGGCATCCACGTTACGCTTATCAAGAAATTCGGGTTGGAACTTCTCCATTCCAAATGTCTTGATCACGAAGTACACGGCCACGAGGGAGGCCACGAAAAAGAGAAGGGCGGTCGCAGTCTTCATTGTTCAAGGAGCCGAAAAAAACGAATCCTCTTATCTGTAAGAGAACGATAGGCACAATGGAGGATACAGCACTGAATACGCTTCGCACGATGTTCGCTCGCCGTAAGCTGGATACGGCAACAGAGCGCCTGGTCATCGAGGGTGACAAGAAGATGGAGCGTGTCACGGCGTACACGATTGGAACGGTACTGGTGTGTTTTAGTCAGAAGGATAAGGTTCTTGCTGGGGACATCAACAACATCGTGGACTTTGCCAAGAACAACAATCACACGACGGGCGTGGTCATCGTGGCCATGTCTCCGCCGTCCGAGAACGTCCTGCGCGTCGTCAAGTCGTACGCCAAGGAGCGGGTGCTGTTCTTCCATATCTGGCAACTGCAATTCGACATCACGACCCATCGCATGGCCATGCCTCATCGTATTCTCAATGAGGACGAGAAGACGAAGATCTTCAATCAGTACAAGATCTCGAATCCGGAGAACCAGTTGCCGTGGCTAGATTCACAGGATGCGATGATTAAGTGGATCGGTGCAATTCCCGGTGATGTGATCGAGGTCACGCGTCACTCCGATACGGCGGGTCGAAGCCTCTACTACAGATACTGTGTGGAGGACGTTAATGTTGCCCAGTAATAAGATGCCGGCGCCTTCCCCGGCTCCTAAACTCATCGTCAATCCTCATGACGATATACTGAAGTACGCCAAGCAACTGAACGCGATTCGGAAGGAACGCGAGCGCTTACGTGATCGTGCCACTCGGGTGGCTCACATGTTAGGAAAGAATGCGGGACGTCGGACCCGTAGGACTCGCCGTGTACGCCGTAGAACTCTTCGCAAGATGTAGAATAATGGAGGACCTGCAAAAGGCGTATGCCACCAAGTACCACGAATATGAAGAACTGATTCAGTCGGGAAATCCGAATAATGTTGAGAAGATTCGTCAGCTCAATCTTGAACTCTCGGATATTCTATCGAAGATGATGACTGAGCTTGGACAGGTAGAAACCAACAACGATCTTCTTGAGAAATACACCAAGGACCTCGAAGAAAAGCTCGTGCGTATCCAAAATGATTACAATGCTCTAGCCATGAAGAAGGACAAGCTACAAACACTCCAGGGAATCCGCGAACACCAGCAAGCGACCTTTAGTGGGGCCTTCTTTTGGTATTCAATTGCTCTCTTTATTGCCCTGTTGTTGTTCTTTTTTCTCTTGATCTACAAGGTCGCTGCTAAACCGGCAACGAGCGCGAGCCCAACAACCACCGCACCCTTGATTAAGTAGGGTATGTAGTTGATATGTGCTGCAATCGGAGACTCATTCATCATCTGTGTCTGAACATACTCGTTCTGAACGAGAGGCACCTGACGTTCCAGAGTTGAGGCCTTCTGACGCAAGCTCACAAGATCAGGATTTGTTTCCTTGAAGCTGTTGACAAAGTTCTGAATGTATCCCTTCCCTTGCTCGTATTGTGATTGTTCCTGCCTGATGATCTTCTCGGCCTCGCCCAAGGCTGTGTCTGCTACGGTTTTTGCGTTCACGTCACCTGTCACACGGTACCGTGCGTAGTTCTGCTTATAAATCTCTAACTGCTTATGGAGATCGTCCATTATCTTCTCTTTAGATAAACAAAATGCCCACAACACCGTTCATGCAGATCAACCCTCCTAACCGTCGCAACATGGTGGCTGATGCGTCGGACTATACTCGGTTTCTCCGCATGAGCGCCACTCTGGCTCCCTACGTCAAGCAGGGTGGATCTCCGATTCCCAACGCTCTGGGATGGCGTAGTCAGGCTGCGAATCGTGATGCCCGTGTGATTGGTCCCATGTTCCTAGCTTTCAAGTCTTTTATTCCTAACCGGTAAACAATGGGAAACAACGCCTCGTGCCCGGCGGATTTTGACTCAGAACCCTTCATATGCCGAGCCACATGTCCTGCCGGATTCAAGTTTGCTTCGGATCCAAACGATCCGAGGAAAAAACGCTGTGTTCTCTTTACCGACAACTCTAAGTTCTTTGACCTCAAGGAACTACCTCTGATTGTCCCCGGACCTCCCGGAAGTGATCCAGTTCCCGAACCAGAAATATATCAACAAGAGCGTAATCGCGTAAGCACTGAGGCTGGAAAGATCAAGAGCATGGCTCCCTACCAGGACAACGCAGACGGACTGAGTAATCAGGCTGAGAAGATTGCCTCACAGTATGCAGGATTCAGTGCTCTGAGCAAGGCAACACAGCGAATCAAGGATGCACGTGATAACATTCGGGAACCCCGCCCGACCGTTCAGCCCAACGCGATTGAGTCAGAGAAGCGCAAGATTCTCAATCCTCTGAAGATGTCGGTGATTCAAACAGCTCTGTTCACCATCCTTCTCGCTCTGGCTGAGTTGCTGGTTGTGCCGATTCAGTATGCGCAAGGTCTCATCTTTTTGACGCTCTGTGTTGGTGCTGCGGTAGGAATCTATCTGTCCAATACATAATGGGGAACTGTCCGTCGGAGTTCGCACACGTACCGGGTGGTATTGGTTGTATTATTGAATGTCCATCGGCAAAAGGCTTTGAAACAACAGCCAGTACCGGAACCTCGGGTGGCTACTCGTGTACGTACAACAAAGACCCCTCGATTACCTTCCCAATAAAAACAGCGCCTGGATTTGGAAACGGTCCTGTTCCACCAACAAGTTATAAAGATCTACCCAATCACAAGGTCTACGAAGAGATCATCCTTGACTTCAATGAAAAACTGACAGTCGCGATGGCCAAGGTCAATAAGGTAGAACAGCAGGCAAGCGCCTTTGCGAATCTGCAAGCAGCCGAGGAAGTCCGTGATCAGTCTCCTGATGCCTACGAGAAGGCTCGCATTGCCTACTACACTCTCACCAAGGGTGATAGCTGGTTGAACGATGAACAGAAACGTCTTGCTAATACAGAGGCTCAGCCGACCGTCGATAACTATCTCAATAGCTACTCGAACATTGTCAGCCTCAAGGACCAGCAACAACAAACGATCGATGCCGTCAACGGAGTCAAGGAGAACGTGATTGGAGTGACCGATGATATGAAGTTCTCTGTGGCAGCCTTTGAGAAGCAACTGACCGAGATCAAGAACCAGATCCAACTCGATAAGAAGAAGAAGGTTGTTGAGGTAGCATCCTACTCTTCGTGGTTTGATCTGATCATGAATGTTCTGATTGCTCTGGTCACCTGTGTAGCCATCTTCTTCGTAGGCAAGGCCGTCATGAAGCGCGTTTCGGCATCTGCTCCTATAACCCCGCCCACAACGTAATGGAGGTTTCAGACCCTCGTACCGTCGCCGACTTTCAAAAATCAACCTTCTGTGGACATCCACGATCACACGTTACCAAGGTTCTCCTTCAGAACGTGCAGTTGGGTCACGCAGACTACTCTTGCTATTGGGCTCTCGAGTTGTTATGTTCGGGCCTGGTTCACAGCCTGTGGGCGACCTTCTTTGATGCTGCGGCTGTACACATCAATCGAGCGAATCCCAACGTCTTCATCTACCTCGCCGATGCCTACGAACGCTACGCACCCATCGAGTCGACCCTCTCAGTTTCCAACATGACCAGTATTCGCAATAACCCTGATGTTCGTCATCTGATCTGTGAGGTGGCAGCCACTCTGTCCCTGTGTCGCAAGAACAAGCTTCCGAGTCTGCCCACGATCAAGCCTCCTCACGACTTTGATCCCGTCACCATCCAGGAATCACTGAAGGCTCCCTCTCGTATCTTTGGAAGTCTGGTGATGCGCAAGACAGATCCCCTGATGGCGGCCGTGCCTTTGAATGAGTTCGTTTACTGTCTTCGTACCGATGTTCGTGATGTGACGAGAGCTCTGTACTGGATGGCCTGGGTCTTTGCCTTTTGTCGCGAACACAAGAAGCAGACGAAGACAGCTCTGGCCTTTGCGCCACGCTCGGATGAGTTTGTTTCAGAGGCCCATGGAACCCATCCCGTGTGGATCTTCTGGGAGGGGATTCGGAAGCAGACCCAACCCCACGCTCGAGCCGTGGTCGAGGTTCTCTACAAGATGTATTGCCTGCGTTGGGCACCCACAGAGGCCAAGACCAAGCAACACCTGCTGATCGCTGCCATCGTGATTGTCTGTGAGGGAACGACCTTCGATGCGACGATCGTTACGGGAAGCACGGTGGCCGTCTCGAATGTCTTGCAAGGAATGCCTGGTTGGATTGATGCTATCGTGCGCATGCAAAAGAGTTTCGCGCCGTAAAGAAAAATGAACAAGTCGTTTGTCAATCTTTTTCTGCTTTCCCTTGCGTTCTTCATTGTCTCGAACCCCATGGTCTACAAGCTGACAGATAAGCTTCTGGGCGGTGTGGTGGGTCCTCTGTCGCACGGTGCGGGATGCCCGACCACGCTGGGTCTGGTGGTCCACACGGTGGTGTTTGCGCTGGTGGTCACCTATTTCTGTTAGGCAAAATGGATCCAGAATCGTTTAAATAACCAACCTCACAGTCAAGATGTTCACTCCTAATATTCCCGCCTCGAAGGTCGCTGGCCTCATCGGCCTGAACCAGTACCAGAATGCTCGTGAAATCATGTTTGACCTGATGATGAAAGACTCCTCACTCAAGGTCAAGCTTGACGAGATTATCAAGACCAACAACCGCTCATCTCTGGCCAAGATGAAGCGTGAGATCCTGCAAGATCAGGACATCGCTGCCATCGTTGGTTCAGCTGTCCGTCAGACCGAGGGTCTGTCCGATATCAAGCCCGTTCTCAACGATGCCGAGACCAGTGCCCGCATGGCTCTGGGTCTTCGTCACCCGTCCATGACTCCTGCGGTCCGTGAGATCATGGTCAATGAGATCCGCGGTGCGGTGGGTCGTCGTCGGGGCAACAACAACGAGAACGCGGGTCTCGATGCCTATGCGGCTATCAACGAGGTCGTGGTCCAGGACCGCAACACCAAGACCTTCAAGAAGTCCTACGATGGGTTCGATCTCAATGGTCGTCCCGATGGCTACGTGGCCTCGCTGAATCGGATCGTGGACACGAAGGAGCGGACTCGGTGGTGGCCCAAGGTCCCGATCTACGACGAGGTTCAGCTTCGGGTCTACATGGAACTCACGGGCGCCCAGGACTCGGATCTCAATGAGGTCTTCCCTGATGGTCGTCGGCGCCAGACGAACTACAAGAACGATCCTGAGAAGTGGCAGGTCCTGCAGAGTGGGATCGTGTCTGCCGTGAAGACGATGCACGAGACGATCGCCGATCCCGACCAGCTCCGTGATCTGGTTTTCGCGAACACCGTCTAAGATAGTCAATGGAGGTCACGATCAGCGAGACTGTGCCTGCGAAGTACGCCAAGATGAAGGGAACCGTTTACGAAACCCGATATGTTTATACCGGGTTTGGTCGGTTCAATGAACACGAGAAGACTCTGGAAGTCTTTCAGAGAGAGGAGGACGGTCGAACAACATTTTTTACTCGTCCTTACGTCTTGAGTGTGGTATCTCGAGTCTACCACGTAGAACACGCTCGGGTGACTCTGTATTCAGCTGAGCCTCGAATTTGGTCAGAGGATGTAGATGGTAAGGTGTGTTTTTTCAGTAGCAGCAACCAGACATCTTAACGGCGCCCACAATCGGGTTCGATGTCACATGAAGCACGGCGCTGTAAATGTGGGGGAGAACGTGCTCAATGAAGAACTCGGTCGTCTCCTTCTCCGTGGGCGTAAGACCCGTCTCGCGAGACACATAGGTGAACGTATCCTGAGCGAGCTTGATCTTCTGTCCAGGCGTGAGGTCCTTGAGCTTCTCGATCTCAAATGCGATACGAAGAACCTGAGCTGCGGGCTGAGTCCAGTTGACCGACGAGATGATCAGAGCAGCCAGATCCTTGGCCCGAGGATCCAGAGGGGTCGGCGCAGGCGCAGGTGCAGGCGCGGGAACCGGCTCGGGCTCAACCACAGGGATATCAACAACCACCGACTCGGTGGGAACAGTTTCCACAATAGGCTCAAGGGCGATTTCGGAACTGGACATCGCGGTTTGTTTATTAGTCAGAAAAGGTCGCGAACATGTAAATGGACTTCTCGAACATCCTGTCGGTGGCGCTGTCTGCCCTCGTCTTACTTGTGATTATCCACCTCACCGTCTTCTACGTGATTCGCACGATGTACCCTCCGACTCGTAAGGTGACCTTTGCTCCGGCTCCGGCTCCGGCTCCCCAGGTTCCCTCGGTCCCCGCTGAGGTGCCCGTTTTCACTGAGGCGCCGAATATAGAGAAGCAGAATGCAGTCATTCCAACGTATGAAGCGAATGTTTCGCTTGATCCTCCTCGTCAAGAAGGGGCAACCGATCTCTCCACACTCACAAGTACCACAGGTTAGTGGAGCTCCGGGGTGGATTGTCATGACCCATGACTCTGACGGTGTGGCTCATGCCTTCTTCACAGACCAGCGAGGGGATAAGACGCAGGAGATTGAGCTTGTGATGGATGAGCGGGTTTGTTGTGATACGATCTTTCGTGTGGTTCGGACCTCTCCTAAGATCTTTGTGGTCTACGATATCCTGGTCTTGAATGGCAAGCCGATGTTTGAAACGCTGAACTTCGAGACACGTCAGCAGAAGGTTCTCGAGATCCTGGACCTGTTTCACTTCCCAGATTTTTGTGCGTTAATTCCCCCTACTCAGCTCCCCGTCGGGGTTCATATTCGTGGATATGAGCAGTACGATTCCTTTCCTGGAACCCTAGGTGTGTTCGTGGAGAATATTCCCGTGGAGTAGTAAATGTCTGGCTCTTGCTCGGCAATGGGCGGACGTCGTCGTCGCCATTCTCGTAAGACTCGTCGTCACACTCGTAAGATGCGCGGAGGCAATGGATATGGCATGGGCAACAACCCGATCGCCGTCGGTGCTGCGGAGTGGGTTCCGAACATGACCTCGGTGGAGGGCGGTGCTCCCTACATGCCACCGACTCTGGGTGGCCGTCGTCGTAAGTCTCGCAAGGGCAAGGCGTCTCGTCGTCGGCGGTCGATGCGTGGCGGTGGTTCGGTCGCGAACGTGGGTGCCTCGTTCCAGGGCGATGGCCAGCGTGGAATCCAGACCTATGTGCCCTACAACTCGAATGCGCCCGTGGGCCTGGTTCCGGGTGGCTCGAATGGCGCGTACTAAGTCGTACGTGCCACAGCATCAGCAAAGATGTACGGTAGGTATCTCGGATCGTTAGTGGTGATGAAAGGACCACCCACAAGCTTGGTGTGAAACAACATCTTCTGAACCTCGAATCGCAGGTGGGTGTACTCGACAAAGTCCTTCCAGACCTGGTAGGTCCGAGCCACTGTAGAGGCAATTAGAAAGACATCAGCCTTCTTCAGAATGAACAAAAAAATAACTATGATCGGCATGAGAATCATGTCGTTCATACGGTTAATTGAGTCAGCCCACGACTCAGGCGCACACACCTTTTTTAGTTGAATATATCGCTCTGCATCTCGAAACGGGTTCTTACTTAGAATAATCGAAGGCATCGATCTTTACTCCATTCGCCGGAAACTTCACCTCCTGGAATGTCCGAGCATCGATGTACACGATATCTGTATCCTCACGAGCCTGGATCAGCTTGAGAATCAGATCGACACGAATCAGGTTCCCAGGAACCAGATACTTGTCCATTGCATGTGTGAGATCGACCTCCGTCGCCTTATCACCAATCCAAATCCAGGGCTTTAAGGGAATGGCATCGAAGGGATTGTAATCCAGAGGAGCACGAAGAAGCTCCCCCTCGTAATGCAGGATACACTTGCGAGCTCCATTACGAAGATACTCGTCTATCACGATGGCATCCTCGGGAACGATATCCAGGTCATCTATATCATCGTTGTCGTACTCATCCGATAGAATCATACGAGTGACCTTGCAGAGGGGAACCTTATCCTCGCACAGCTGTCGGAAGAAGTGGCGAATCTCCTCATAGGCACGAAGAAGCGTGAGGATCAAGACGGCGACAGGCATTCTTACTTGATCTCATTGGACGCAGCCGGCACTAATTCCATTTTGGAGTTGTTGTAAAACTTCTCGCGAACCGAGAACTGGGCGAGGACCACGTTGTCCATGTCAAGTCCAATCGCGATCGCTGTCGCCAGAGAGGTCACGATGAAGGGGGTGGCCACGAGGAACCACGACACGGGGCTCAGACCGAGACCGCAGAACGTGTCCAGAACAACCACGGTTGCGATACCAAAGACCAGCTTGATTGCAAAGGTGACCCACATACCGTAGGCTGCATCGAAGCCCAGCTGAATCGCCACGAAAATTAAGTACAGCAGGGCCGGAGGACAGAGATCTTCAATGAAACGCATATTCAGGTATTACTCATAAATCAAGAAAAGATGAGCGACGTGGCTATGGTTATGTCGCTTGTTGGATGCACCCAGCAAGAGGCCGAGCGTGCCCTCCTTGCCCATGAAACGGTGATTGAGGCAGTGGATTCACTGCTCGGATCAGCGCCTGTTGTTTCGGGTACAAAGTATGTTCCGTCGAAGCCAGAGGTCGATCATGGTTTGGATAAGGAGCAGGCAGAGCGCTGTGCACGGGGGCGCGATCTGCAGGATAAGGTTAACGCCGTATTCTCAGTCGCCCATTCGAAAGTCCGAGACCTGTCCCCTGTGCAGGTTGCCGAAGCACTGCCGCCGCCGTCTGGGCAACCCGTTGGGGGGACTCCTCGGCCTGCTGAGCCGGAGTTTTCGGAACTGGAACAGGGTTCTCACGCGCAAAGGATTCAATGAGTGAGGCGATCCGTGATCCCTCTGTGAAGATGTTCATAGAACGCACGTGGGACACACATAACTCTGAACGAGCGCGGTAAGTCTCCTCGTCGTCCAAGGATGTGATAGCCTCCGACCATTCTTCGACCTTGTCGCGATGACAGGCGATTCCTGCGGGAGTGATCCACTCCTCAACTCCCTCCGTGCTTCCACCCGGATACTTCGACTTGGGATTGGGCTTGGAGTACAGAACGGGAATGCCGTTATACATGGCCTCAAAGGCAATCCGTCCAAAGCTCTCGTAGTAGCTAGGAAGAATCAGAATATGTGTTTCCTTGAGGATGTTACGAATATCATCGTCAAAGGGAACCCACTTGATGTTATCGGGAGCGTCCGGAAGCTTGAGCTCACCGTAGTAGGGAATCACACCCAGAAACTTCCGCTGAGGCATGGCGTTGGCCATATCGATGAACTGCTTGACGCCCTTGTTCTGATTGGCGTTGACCAGGGTAATGTACTCGCCCTTGAACTCCTCGTTGATCCGAATACGATCCTCAAACATGATAGGACGAACCACAGCTGTCTTTACCACATTCGGAGGCCAGGGCGAGATGTTCTTGCGATAGTTGGGTTCCATGGTCGCATTGATGAACATGAGGAACTCGACCCAGGCTACCTTGCGTCCAGGGTTGTTGAGCACGATGGCGTTATAGTTTCCGTCGTAATGGCAGGTGGCGGCGATAGGACGATTGTACTTGAGGTTGATTCTGCGAACCTCAGGAAGAGCCGGAGCGTGAGGACAGATCCACACCTCGCTCATCATCATGAACCGATCTCCGGCTGACCAGTGCATATAGCGGATTCCACGATAGTGTCCTCCATTCACACCTTCCTTGGGCTTCTCGATGGTCATAAACATGACGTCGTGTCCACGACTGATAAGCTCGTGAGCCAGTTCAACGTCATGTAAAAAAGCACCGCACAGATCAGGCATCCGGCCCGCAAAGACAAGGATCCTCATTAATTGTTCACCTCAGTACGTTTTGTCTGAACTAACCGTGTCGAGTCTCCACCCCAGGTCCACTCCTGAACCCAGTTGTGAGGGTTCTTGAACTCGGTCGCCTGGACCTCCAGAAGCGGGGCAAAGAAGCCCGGGAAGGTCGAGTCCATGATCGTGTTCGCCTCCTTACGGTTCTTGATCAGGGCCGAGTGAATGAGGTAAGACTCATCGTTAACCTTGGTCTGATCACCGCCACCCAGGTTCGGGGTCGTGGCGAAGGGGCGGGCCCAGAGCTCATGCTTCCCCTTCTGGCGCCAGGCACCCGGAATACCCCACTTGAGATCCGTGCTCTCATCGATCTTGCAACCAAGACCACCGAAACCACCCGTCGCAATAAAGCCCGGCTGGTCGGCCATCGCTGCCGCGGGGTTCAGGGTGTCCGAGCACCCTGCCCCGATGGAGGTTGTCTGACGGGTGAGCGCCGACGTGCTTCCAATGTTCTGCTGGGCCTCGCTGTACTCGTCCGACCGAATACGAGTCGGGGCATAGAAGTAGTCGAGCGAATTTGTCGAAGACATCTTTGTTAGGTTCGTAGAAAATGAACGGCACGTAGTCAACAGAGAAGAAGGTACCTGAAATGCCGATTCTTCAACCGATCGATTGGCATGAGCACGACCAGAATGGCGTGTATGTGATTGATGTCTACGGACGTCTCGAAGACAAGAGAGTGGCCTGTGTGCGTATCACAGGATTCAAGCCCTATTTCTATTCGGACAAGCCGATTGGAAACTCTGAGAAGGTGGCTCGCTACGATGCGATGGCGGGCTTCAATGAGCTCAAGAAGAAGGATGTCTACCTCGTTCGATCGGACTCCAAGATGAAGTTCCACATGGCGATCAAGGAGGGCAAGTTCAAGAACAACACACTGTACGAGTCGAACCTGCACCCCTTTCTGCGGATGTTTCATCGGAGACATCTGGGACCTGCTTCTCCCATCGAGTTCAAGGGAACGGAGATCAAGGAGATCAGTGATGAGTACAACATCGACGCCATGTGGACGTGCCACTGGGAGTCGGTGTCTCCTTGCGAGTCCAAGATTCCTCTGCTGGTGGCGTGTTATGATTGGGAGATGTACTCGGACACGGGCCTGTTTCCTCAGGCACGACAGGATCCGATCTGTCAGATGGGTATCTCGTATCGGTGGTCAGACTCGATGATGGATCCGCTGGAGAAGGTGGTCTTCGTTCTGGGCTCGGTGACGGCCTCCGAGGATCCCAAGACTCTGTTCGTCCCCTGTTTCTCGGAGGAGGATATGATTCGGCGCTTCCACGATCACATTCGGGAGATGAATCCTGACGTGATCTCTGGGTACAACACCTTTGGCTTCGACGATGCCTACCTGGAGGATCGGTGTATGGAGCTGGGCATCACGGAGGACATTCACTTCCCTCGGTGCCCGAAGGATCCGAGAAACCCCA